TGACGGCGTACGGCAGATCACCGACGCGTTCGACGAGGGTCTCGCTCATGACCCGACCGAGAGCAGGTCGGCGTTGTCGTCGCCGATCAGGACGCCTGCATCGTCTACCAGGAACGGTGGCGCATCCGACGGGCCGATGTTCAGCATGGTGTTCTCGATCGGCGATCCGATGGTGCCACCGACACCGTGCGGCAGGGCTGGTGTCAGCCGGATGATGTTGCCCTCGATGCCGGTGATCGTCGGGAAGTAGTTCTCGCCATTATCCAGCATCAACGCGACCTTGTCGTTGACAGTGAACCCCTCCGCGGTGTCGACCTGCACGAAGTGGGTCAACCGCGGCGCATAGGTGGTGACGAACGTCGCAACAACGACGAAGCGGTTCGGCTGGCGGGGCCGCGCCTCGGCGATCGACTGGTCGTCGGCGATGCCGCGCACGAAGTCCTGCGGATGCTGCGGCTCCCAGCGCTTGGCATCTACCAGGAGACCGCCGGTCTGCCCGCCTGGGATCTTGCGCGCCTGACTGTGCTTCAGGCGGAAGCCTGAGATGTCATCGATGACGTTGTAGTCGCCGGGTTTGTACCATGTGCCGTACGGCATAGCGTTACCCTCTTAGGATGAAACCGAAGACGCGCCAGCCGATAAGAAACAACAAAACGAACACCCAGATGCCATTGAACCGCGGCACATGCGGGCTGCCGGAATACGGTCCCCAGTAGCCACCGATGTAGAAGATGATGGCAAGCAACATGAGCAGCCAGAACAGGAACCCGATATCCATTTAGAGCGGCCCTCCGCGACCGAGCAGCAGCCACACCAGCAGCACGATCAGGATGATCCCGACAATGCCGACGCCGCCGTAATGCGTCGGCCCCCAGCCGTAGCGTGGGCCGAGGTAAACGCCGCCGCCGCCGAACAGGATAACGATCAGCAGGATCAACAGGATCAGCCCCAGCAGTGACATCGTCTTATCCTCAGCTCTGCGGGATACCTTTGCTGCATTTTAGTATGATTGTGTAACCGCCGTTGGCGACCGCGGCGGCTGTGGTGAAGTCGATGCTGCCGGTGATCCCCGCGACACCGGTTGGTGGCGTGAAGCCGCCGAAGCCGCCGCGGTTGGCGTCGAGGAACTGCCAGTTGTCGCTTTGGCTGAGCACGAAGATGTCGCGGTTGGTCGTCGCGTGCCACTGCACGCGCAACACCATCCCCGACACCGAGAACCACACCGAGACGATCTGCAGGTGGATGCCGGGATAGAGGGTGTTGCCCTGGAACACGAGCCCGTAGGGCCCGGTCGAGGTGGCATCGATCTTGGTGACGCCAACCTCGCCCGTGGCATCGGACAAGCTAGTGAACTTGGCCACGAGGAAGCGCGGCCCGTTCTCCAGTATCTGACTGGAAACTAAATCAGCCACGAGTGCCTCCTCAGGCCTGGAAGACCCCGAACATGCCTTGGTTGATGCCGAAGGTCGGGTTGGTCATCTGCGGTATCCACGGGCGCTGGAACAGCGTTAGCCGCTTGGCACCATCCGTGGCGCTCGGGGGTATCCAGGTGCCGCAGGTGTCGCCCAGCAAGTTGGTCGACGGAATGGTCGTCACGCCGGCCACGAACGTGCCCACGCCATACAGCACGGCGTTGTTGAAGAAGCCGTAGAGCTGGCTCTGCTGTGCGGCATAGAACGGCAGCCCGATGGTGTCCGAGGTGCCGATCGACACGTTGGAGCCCGACAGCGTGCCGGTGCACACCGCGCTGAGCAGCGCCTTGAACGCCTTGGTCGAGGTCACTGGGACCGCGTTGCCCATCGTCAGCCGTTGCGTCATGAGGTAGCCGTACTGATCGACGCCGGTCAGCAGGATCGTCGCGGCGCTGTCGTTGCCGACGCTGCTGACGGTGATGCAGCGTTCGATCATGGTGGCGCTGTCGTAGGCGTAGGCCTGCTGCTTGCCGAAGCCGAACCGCTGGTAGACCGGGATCGCCTGCACAAAGCGCCCAGTGATCGGCACCAGCTGCCCGCCGGGGAACATCTGCGTCGGCGTGGTCGGCACGATCACCCCAGCGCCGGAGGCGACGACCAGGGTCATTGGCGTACCGGCGACCGGGACTTGCGCCGCTGCGAAGGCCGCGGCTGCCAGGGTGGCCGGCACCACATCGAGCACCGGGTAGAGGCCCGGGTCGGGCCAGCCGATCACCTGCGGCGCGAAGGCCGAGGTGCCGGTGTTCCACAGCCAACGGCTGTCCTGGATACCCATGCCGGCGGCATCGAAGGACATCGACACCGCGGGTGGCTGGCTGGCGCCCACGCGCGACCCTGGCGGGTTGCGCCCCATCACGCGGTGGGCGGGGGCGTAGAGTGCGGTGCGTGCCATTAGGTTGTCCTTTCAGCGCACAGAGTGCGGGGCAGAAGGAGGGTGAGGGGTCAGCGGGCGCGGCGAGCCATGAGCTTCCCCCAGGCCGAGATCGTGCCGCCGGAGAAGGTGCAGTTGACGCCGAGCGTCACGGTGGTCGCGCCTGCGATCGACACCCGCATCGGCGTCAGTGGCACGATCGCCTGCGGTACGTTGTTGGCGGTCGGCTCGATCGCATTGCCACCCATCTGATCGATCGATGGCTGGCCTGCGCCGGCCGCGTTGATCCAGCACCTGAGGGTGACACCGTTGCCGTTGACCATGGTCAGGCCACCTGAGCCCCAGACGTCCCAGTCACCGGCAGTCAGGGGGAGGGTGGTGATGGTTGCGTCGACGTTGTTGGCCAAAGCCACCCCGGCAGTGCTGAGCCGCTGCACGCCCAGGTATTCGCCGATCTGGCCGGCTGCCGCGCTGTCGTTGGTGGTGGTGCCGGCGTGCGCGATGGCGGTGACTTGCGCCACGGTTTGGTAGCCGCTCGGGTTGTTCGCCGCGTAGCGGCTGACATCGACCGGATGGACGTGGTCCCCCCTGGCCCAGGTCATGCCTGACCCTGGCGCGGCGGTGCCGTCCATCGCCGGGTTGGTCGTGGAGGCGGCCGGGATCTGCGTTGTAGCCGGCAGCGCCGGGCTCCAGGCCGCGTTCAGCCGGCCATAGGTGGTACCGTCCGAAGGCGCTTCCGGAATGCCGGGAGCCGGCACCAGAGGCACCATGCCGCCCGGCACCAGAGCGTCCGCCTCGTCCTGCTCCAGGCCGAACTCCGAGACCAGCACCGATTTGCAGCGGGAATACAGGCTGTCCTGGTCTGTCGCGATGACCAGCTGGGTGCGCCATCGCGCAGCGAGGTTCGCGCCGTCGTAGTCGATGTCCCGGCCGATCGTCGCGCAGATATAACTGCCCATCACATAGACGGAGATGTCGGGCATCTCCTCCGGGTAGTCGTCGCGCTGTTCCGGTGCGTCGCTCATCGCAGCTCCGTCACCGGCTTGTAGGGCCGGATGTCGATCGTCATGGCGATGCGGTCATCCTTCGAGCGGTTCTCCACGCTGTGCGGCGCTTGGTTGTCGAACCACCAGATCGTGCCGGGTTCCATGTAGATACGCTCGTCACCACATATAAACACGACATGGGGCTGGCTGTAGAGCGTCAGCTGGTAGCGCTCGTAGTAGACCGCCGGGATCTCCCGGTCGGGGTAGTCCCGCTCACTGGTAGGGTCGCGGTCGCTGTGGAGCGGGATCACCCCCTCGGGCGGAAGGCGGGAGGTAAACACCCGCCCGAGATGCACACCCTGCACCCGGGCCATGAGGCCGAAGATGATGGGCATGGCATGCGGCAATGCAGCGAAAGCTGGGTAGTTCACGCAGGCGATGTTGCTCACCACCGCCTCGCGTGGGTCGTCGTTCGTCGGATCGAACCGGTTGTAGCGCAGTAGGATATCGTCCGTGCTGCCGTGGTTGCCGTACTTCGAGCGGATCGGCACGGCATTCCACAGTCCCGGCTGCGTGGTGATCTGATGCAGCAGAGGCTCTACGTCTATTCCGGCAGCGATCCGCTCGAAGTAACGCACTCAGACACCCTGGTTGCCATACATACCGCGCCAATCCGCCCAGTAGCCGGAGTAGCGCTCGTAGCAGGCTGCCTTGGCATTCTTCGTGTCGAAGTCGTTGTCCTGGTCGAACGAAATCCCGTCGCGCTCGAAGTAGGTGAGCCCGTTCGGGATGTTCGTGCGGATGAAGTACGCGGTCGCTGACGTGAAGTAGTGGTTGACCTTAATCCCCTTGGGGAAGGTGCCCACCGCCCGCAGCACGTTGATCGCGTTGTTCGCCGTGTCGTTCTGCAGCACAGAGTTGTAGATGCGGTTCGCCTCGAACCACAGCTGCGGCGGCACATGCAGCGACAGCGGCAGCGCGGAGATCCGCATGCCGCGGTTGTTCTGGCACTGCATCACCTGGATGACGAGATCCTCGATCGCCACCTCGGAGATATCCGCCGCGGTACCGAGGTTGGACTGCGGTCCCGACAGCGTCGGATGCGACGCTGACACCAGCGGCTGACCGTCGGCGCCGAGCGAGGTGGCCGAGAAGCCGAGGTTGTAGATACCCGCCAGTACGTTCTCCTTGGTCTGCCGCATGGAGAACGCCAGCTGCGACGCACGCCGCTTCGACACGACCTCGTAGAGGTCATCGCGCAGCTCTTCGTAGGTCACGATGTAGCCGAGGGCGTAGGCGACGTGGGTGAAGCGGCTGACCGGCCCCTGCACCTCGATGTCGTAGAAGATCTGCTGCCCCTGCGGCTTGACCGGCGCGAGACCGAAGCCGGTGATCTCCACCTCCTCTTCGTACGCCTTGTCCGATGACTGCTTGTCGAACAGATCCAGGTATTCGACCGGGTGTTCGTTGTAGCTCCGGCCCCAGAAGGCTTTGACCCCAGGCCACAGCGCCTTGGGATGCGTGCCAGTGGTGATGACGGCCATTGTCGCTCTCCCTCAGACGCCGGTAGCTGCAGTGAACGGATGGATGCCCATGTTGAGTTTCACCAACCAGCGGGCGTACTGACCGATTGCGTTGTCGGTCTCCTGCAGCATTTGGATGATGTGCAGCTGGAAGCCCGGCGTGGTGGCCAGCGAGCTTGTCTGCATTGTCCAGCCGGACTGTCCGGAAAAAGCGTTGCCAGTGCCGGCTAGGAGATTGGCGTTGCGGCCCGAAGCACCGGACACCATGAAGGCGCCCGCGGCGCCGTCCTCCTGCACGGCGTAGAGCAGGTCCGGGTCATCCGAGACCGCGACGTAGGCTGCCTGACCCGCCGCCAGGAATGGCGTCTGGGTCTGCTGCAGCGTGATCACCGCCTGTCCGGCGTTGTTGGTGATGCCCTGGAAAGCACCGAGGACAAGCTGCGTGGTGCCAGCCGTGGCGATCTGCACCGTCTGGATGCCGTTGCCATCGGAGCTGTTGGTGATGGTCATCACCGGGTCGCCGATGTACAGCGCGGTCGGGTTGGAGGCGGGGACATAGTAGGTGCGGATTGCACCGCTGTAGGGCGAGCCGCTCCGCATCGCATACGGACGCAGCCCGAATGGACCATTGATGTTTGGCATCGCATAGCCTCTGCCATGCCTGCTATGCGCTGCGGCTGACCGGCCAGGGCCAGCC